AGTTGCTGAGATGGGTGATACTTATGATGCAGTAGTAGAATTTATTAAAGATTATAACCAAAACAAATAGAAATTATGAGAAGTGAAGAACACCAACAATTTTTGATTGACCAATACAATCGAAACAGATCAGAAGATAAGCATGTCAAAGATATGGCTGAACTTAACAGAGCCTTACTAACTAACGATATAAAGCATTTTGGTATGCGTAGCGTTACAATAACTGAACGCAGAGTATATCATAAGGTGGCTAAAATAACAATCGAACTACCTAAGGATATACCATTAGAGGATACTGATGATTGGTTAGAGAAAAACACAAGTAAGTGGGAACAATCTTTAGATAATAAATTTAAAGATGCTACACTTGAGTATGGTACAGGGGTTTTAGAATGTGATGGTATGTCGTATGAAAGTGCAGATAGAGAAACAAGGTACGATGTTAATAACGAAGGATATGGAGGGCATGTGTAATGGCTAAGATATATATAGATAACTCACGCTATATGGAATTTATAGATGAGATAGCAACACAGATGACAGAGATTGCTTACAAGGGAGATACATTTATGGTAAAGAGAGGCGAGGGATTTACACAATTTAGTGATGAAGCACAAGATTTCTATAACGAGAGGTATGATGAGGTGGAGACAATGTTAAATAACACCCTAAACATACATAGTAATAACGAGTTAATAAACGATAATTAATGTGGAAACTAGACAACAATTTATAAGTAGGATGATATGGATGGTTAGAGAAATAGAATCATCTAAATTTAGTTCTATTGAGTCGCTACCAATGTTAGAGTTTGAACTAAAGGCAAGAGACAAGGAGTTGATGAAGGATTTTGGAAACTTTATAATTAAGTTTATACACTTAGAGGGTTATAGCGTAGGGAGGAAAGAGGATTATAAGAATCACGCAAAAACAATTTCCTTAAAAACAGAGGTTGCAGTAGAAGAATTAATTAAAAAACTATAATGATAGTGGATTTCAATAAACATACATGGGTACATCAAGGAAATATAAACAAAGTAAAGAAACTAATTATGGACGTAGAAGAATTTCAAAGAATAAGAATAGAGGCTATGGAGAAGAAAATTAAAGACTTAGAAACAACTATAGACCTAGATAGAGAAAGGTACAGAGGTATTGTAACTGAGTTAGAGGTAGAACTAGATAAATTTAAAGAAGATGAATAACCAAGTAAACACAATAGATGTCGACCAAATGTGGAGGTATGGTGGAGATAAAAATGCGTGTATTAATTACAAGTTATATGCCAAAGTAGATAGAAAATACATACGCCCTATAATTAATAACATAGGGGATGTAGCTTTAGATTTAAAAAATAAAAGGCTATTTACTCCACACATTACTAGCAATGAAAATAAAATATATAACATAATAGACGCAGTAGATAGATCTTTTAACAATAGTGATCTTGAGGAATTACTAGAAAAAGAGTTATCTTTAGTAGAATTTATCTACAAAGTCTATGCAATACGAAAGAGAAATGCTGGAGAACTTACTTAAAGAGTCGGGTATTAAACATAGGTTGAATAACCGAATAAAACCCAACAAGCATCCGAACATGAAAAGGCTAGAGGTGGCTCTAAAAAAACATGGGGTAAACTATATGTACTTTGATCAGACAGATAGTTTGGCAGTAACTCAAGTAGATATAGGAGAGCATAACGCTTTATGCCACACCCTTATGATGCCATCAGAGGATGGTATAAGTATTCTCATGGTAGTAAATAACGATATTGATTTAGAGTTAGTTATGGAAGGTATAAGTGAAAGCCTAGATAGGATAATGCCTGAGGATATATCGTATAATATTTTAGGAATAATATAGTAATATGTAAAATAATTTACATACATTTGCAACAGAAGTTAATTAAATTTAAAAACCAAAAACTATGGAAAAGTCAGAAACAATTGGCAAGTTAACCCTTGCCTTATCAAAAGTGCAGGCTCAATTAAGACCTGCTAAAGAAAACTCAAAGAACCCGTTTTTTAAGTCAAGCTATGCCGATCTTGGATCAGTATGGGACTCTGTTCGTAACCTACTAGCAGATAACGAGTTGGCTATCATTCAAATGCCTACTGATGTAGGTGGTGTAACAACAATCTTATCACATTCTAGTGGGGAGTTTATCTCGTCTACTATGTACATACCATCAAAGGAAGATGCTCATGGTGTAGGCTCTGCTATATCTTATGCGAGAAGATACGCACTTGCATCCTTTGTTGGTGTAGTTACGGGTGATGATGATGGTAATGGTGCTGTTAAAGGAACACCTACTACTACCTCTAAGAAGTCTACATCTAAACCTAAGCTAACTGACTCTCAGTACAAAGGTATGATGAAAGCTATAGAGGATGGTAAAGGTAGTGTTGTTGAGCAAAAGATGGCTGGTTACACCATGACTAAGACTCAACAAGATAACCTTAATAAAGTCCTTAAGTTATCTAAGACTTTAGTGTAATGAGTTTAGATAGCTTTATAAAGAAGTTAGTCGATGACTCTTTTTATTACTCTGACTACGAGTTTGTAACGAACTCGCAGTTAGGGTTAATAAAGAAAGATGTTAGAACTTACAAGATGATGAGGGACTACCCTGAGCTAAGGAAAGAAACTCTACCTATGATCTTTGGTAGAGCATACCATGTAGCTATGCTTGAGCCTAATGAGTTTAACGATAAGGTCTTAGTATTTAATTCAGCTACAAGGACTACTAAGGGGTATAAAGAGTTTAAGGCTAATAACTTAAATGCTCCCACTATAATCTTACAGAAGGAATACGACAAGATTATGTATATGCAAGATGTATTGTTTTCTCATGGTGAGGTTAAAGATCTTTTACAGAAGGAAGGAGAGAGGGAGATAGCTAACGCTTGGAAGGATGAGGACACTGATGTGTTTTGTAAAGGTAAAGCTGACTATCGTAATGGCACAACCCTTATAGATTTAAAGACTACTGCAGATGGTAGCTTCTACGGATTCTCCAACTCTTGTAAAAAGTACGGGTATGATAGGCAGTCAGCCTTTTATATGGATGGCTTTGGGTGTGATGAGTTTGTATTTATAACTCAGGAGAAAGAAAGACCTTATAACGTTTCTATATTTTATGCTGGTGATGAGTTTATAGAGAGAGGTAGACAAGAGTATAAGTATCTACTAGATGTTTACAGAAGATTCTTTATAGACAACGAGGAGATCGTTGAACAACATTTAATAATGGAAACGCTATGACGTTAAGAGAAATATTAAAAGAAAACAAAATATACAAGCCTTGGCTTGCAGAAAGATTAGGGTTAAGCCGACCTACCCTAGATAAGTACTTAGATAAACCTGACGAATTTAAGATTAAACACCTTAGAAGGATGGCTGAGTATTTAGAAACAACAGAAAGGGAGGCACTAGTTAATTATTTTATAAAAGCTGAAAGCTATGAGTAACAAAACAACTGACAAAATCTACGTAGGAAACGGAGTAGAGAAATTTGACGGAGACTTAGTACAGTTCTCTTTGAACTTAACTAAGTTGAAACAAGAAGCTGGAGATCACATCTTCGATGGTAAAACAGGTGATAAATTTATAACCTTAAAGGTTGTAAAAAAACGTAATGGTGCCGATGAGTATGGTAAAACCCACTACGTTGAGGTAGACACTTGGAAGCCTGAATCTAAGAAAGAGAAGACAGCTGACGATTTACCATTTTAATATTGGAGGGGAGTAAAATCCCCTCCTTTTTTAAACAACCAAAAAAAAACTATGAAGTACAGGGTATCAGATACAGACATTATCAATATAGATAAGGTAGAGTTTATTGAAGTCGATGGTCGTTCTATTAATTTCCATACTTCAACAAATACACACCAATCTATTTATAATAACGACATGGAATCTAATTGTGTTTTCAATAATATTGTTAACCATTTTGCTACTACAGATCTTAGGTTTAGTGAGTCTAAAAAGCCTGAGTCTGAGTCTGAAAGAAAAGAAAAAGCATTTGAAATGTTTTGGAATCTATACGATAAAAAGATAGATAAACCTAAGGTGAGAATAACATTTATGACTTTGACTCTTAACGAAATGGGCAAAGCTATAAAGGGAGTTAAGGATTACGTTGATTCAACGCCAGATAAAAAATATAGAAAAAATCCTAGAACTTGGCTTAACGCTAAAGGATGGGAGAATGAGGTGCAGATAGATAAAAAGAAAACTAACCGATACGTTAAACCTAAATACATTTCAGATGAAAGATAACATGGAGATGGAGATGAGGCTTATCGGTAAGATTATGTCTAATCCAAGAGATTATTACGACTGCCACAGCCTTATATCTGAGGAGATATTTACTGATCCTTTGAATAGGAAGATATATAAAGTGGTATCAGATAAGTTAGATAAAGGAGATAAGGCTGACATGATTGTTATATCCTCTGCTATTAAAGATCCTCTTGTAGATCTCAGGGTAGCTGAGTGTATGAGTTCTGACCATTATGCTTACATAACAAAGAACATGGTTTTATATCTATGTCAAGAAGATAAGAAGATAAAGCTTAAGAAATTAGCAGAACTTACCACGAAGAAAATTGATAATGGTGATGACCTGTTTAACGTTATAGAGTTTGTTGAGGAGCAAATGAAATCTATCTCTGAAATTAGGGGTAGTGACATACCTGATATTAAAAAACAATTAAAGGTATTACATGATGACATAAGAAGGAGAATGGATTCCGATAACATGGTAGGTTTACCTACAGGTTTTCAATCAGTAGACAAGTTTACTGGTGGGTGGCAAGAGACTGACTTTATTGTTATTGGCGGTGCTTCATCTATGGGTAAGACATCACTTGGTTTAGCGTTTTGTTATAACTGTGCTAAAGCTGGTATACCTGCAGCAGTATTCTCTTATGAGATGGGGGATACTCAGCTTCTTCAGAGATTAGTCTCCCTAGAGAGTGAGGTAAACAATAGGTATATAATGAAGGGTGCCTTAGAAAGTAGTGAGCTCAGTAGAGTGGATACAGCTATCGGTAAGTTAGAAGGTGTTAGCCTGTTTATAGATGAGTGTAAAGACTCGTCTCTTAGGTACCTCCTCAATAAAATAAGACAGTACGTTATAACTAAAGAGGTTAAATTTGTTTTAGTTGATTACCTACAACTCGTTAAGGGTAGTGGTTCATCTAGAGAGCAAGAGGTAGCTATGGTGGCTCGTGAGCTAAAGAATCTAGCTAAGGAGTTAAATATAACAATAGTAGCACTATCTCAGCTTAGCAGAGGTGTAGATAGGAGAGATGGGTGTAGACCTACTCTGTCTGATCTTCGTGAGAGTGGTGAGATAGAGCAAGCCTCTGATGTAGTTATGCTTGTGTATAGACCTGAATACTATGGTATAATGACTGATGAT